GTCTTCTTTTTTAACAAATGAAACTGGTTGTACTAGTTCTCCATTTGTTGTTTTTACTTTTTGCCACTGCCTATATCGTATTGCAGTTAGCTCAATTACAACACGGAGATTGTCAAACGAACCATGCTTTTGCTTATATGCTTCGCAGAACTCTATGGTTTGATCTACTGAGGATTGTGGGGGTTTGCCGTTATAGCAATGCTTGTATAATTTTGCGTCGAGAATTTCTGCTAAAAATTCAGCATAACTCGGTGAAGGGTTATTTAATTTAGAATCTTCGTACTCTTCATTCCAGCCTGTTGCAAAACTAGAACCGTTAACATATAAATCTGACATGCAGATATTTATCAGCGGATGAGTTTGGCCTTCAGTGTATCGCGGAGTCTATCAATGATTGTTTGCTTATTAGTGGTATATGCAGGGTCTTCGCCGCCGCCATCGCATGGTGCTTCTGGCTCTTCTTCACTATCAGGTTTTACAATAACTGCTGTTTCTGGCTCTTCGTCGCCTGATACTTCAGCTTCTGGTTCTTCTTGCTTAGGTAATGTAATGCCTGCTAGTCTTAAAACATCATGTAGTTCTTGCATACTTGAAGCATTTGCACTAACTGTTACACTTGCATCGCCTTTAGACTTAGTTTTGCTGTATGTTACATTCTCTTTTTCTTCTTCTTGATCAGGAATGCCATAAGCATCGCCCATCCCTGGCATCATACCTTCCATTAAATTTAATAATTTTTTGTTCTCGTCATGATTATTCATTATACTTTCCTATTACTGCCTTGCTGCTGATTGACTGATGTTGTCAGCTTCTTTAGTCTGTTCACCTGTGCGGCCCATGTTAGGCTGGTTCATCATGTCGTCATGCATTTGTCTTAAGTCATCACCCATCATTTGAGATTTTGTTGGGTAGTTAGTAAAGTAGTCTGCACCTTTTTCTGCTTTAAGTTTTTGTAACTCTGCTAAAAACTTAGTATTGTATGCTTCGCCAAATAAATCAAAGTCTTCAATTTCTGCATTTTCGTTCTCATAATGGTCGAAACTTTCTTGTGCTAATTCTGCATCATCTTCGTTTACTGTTCTATCTTCGTCTCTAACTTTACGCTCTGCAGCCATATCGCTTTCGATTCTTCTTGGGTCATTAACACCGTAGCATAATACTCTACTGTGATCTAAACCTAAGTTAACTGCTAACCATACTTCTAAAATTCTTTCATTGACTGGGTATTTTAAGATAATATCTGAACTACATACTTCGCTAGTACACTGCACACCTTTGTAACGCACAAACTCTATTGGGTTTTCTTCTATCGGTGTTCTTTTAAAAGGAGTAGCACTAACTAAGTTATACTTTGCTAAACAACTTTCGACTTTGGCCATGTGTTCAGCACCGCAATCTGCAGCAAACTTAACTCTGTATCCGTATTCCTTTTTAAAGGATTCTGTTATATATTCGTTTAATAATTTCATATTGTCTCTCTAAGTAATCCAATCGTTACAACTATTTATCTTTTTTATTAGATTTATCTTCGCCCTTCATAATCCTTAATAGTTCGTTACGATCATATACTGCTGTAGGGCCAGTGTCGTCATAGCCATCATTTTGATTTTTTGTTTTATCTAGTCTTGCTTTTTTCATCATCAAGTCTAATTGTTGAAGTTTTGCTTTTGTTTTTGTATCTTTTGCTTCCAGTGCAATCTTTAACATGTTACTAGCTTCTGCAAATATTTTACCTGCAGCCATGTCACTAACATTCATACCCAAGCTCATTAGTTGTGCATAACTGTCTAGTGCTTTAGATGATATATCATCCATTTCAGTTTCATGGTCGCCTAATCCTTTAATTTCTTTAAATGCATCATTGATCTTTTCTGCGATGGTTAAACCGTTATTTACTATCTGTATCTCTTGTTTTGTTTCTGCTATAGTAGGTACTTTTTCCTCTTCTAATGCTTCTTCCATAGATGGGAGATTAAATTCTTCTTCTAGTTTCTTTGTCATTGTTTAAATCCTAGTTTGATCAACTGTATTGTTCTGCCGCCTATGTCTAGAGGATGAAACAATGTTTCTCGTTGTGTTTCGTGATGTAATGTGTGAAAACCTTCTCCAAAAGTAAGAAGTCCTACAATTAAATCATTGTGTGCTTCGCCGTTTCTGTGTGAGTAAGAAAACACAGAACTACCTATTAGTTTAGCAAATCCGGCTGGTGCTAACCAAGCATATATTAGTGCAAATGGATCTATTAATGATAGTACTAGTGCATATACTGCTATAAACTCCCAATAGTACTTAACCTGTGCCCTATATAAGTTATCCCTTAATAAGTTACCTGCCCATTTAACATTTGGTTCTGTAAACACTTGTAAAAAGTGTGCGTAAAAGTATCCTTTAAATAAAGGACTATGTGGATCTTTTTCTGTATCAGTAAACTTATGATGTGCTCTATGAGTTGCTACCCAGAGTATTGCAGGGCCTACCATCATTATGTGTGCAAAGAATAACATTACTAGTTCAAACCATTTAGGACATTTAAACATCTTGTGACTTAAATATCTATGATAACCTAATGTTAATCCAAACAACATTATACAGGAATACATTGTTGCACCAATAGCCCATTGTGTTGCTGTTGCGTACATAAACATAGGCACAATGGCAAGCATACTGGCTACTTGTCCAGCGAAAAGACTATATTGCATTCCTGCTTTACCTAATTGCATAATGCTATTTATCGTTATTTTTTACGTTTCTTAGGATTTCGAGGTTTATTGTTTTGAAATATCTGATCTTCGTTGATTACTTTGAAACGAATGCCTTTACGTTTGCACCATTCTTGTGCGGCAGTCCACTTAGCGGCATTGATAGCAACTTGTATTTGCTGTCCTTTGCCTCTAGCATTTTCCATTGTGGTTTGATTTGCTGGCTTAATTTCAATTAGCTCAACATGTTCTGCTCCGCCTTTGTCTATGTATTGTATCATAAAGTCTGGTACATAGTTAGTGTATTTGCCTGTTAATGGGTTACGGTAAGGTATTTTAACGTTTTCGCTATCCCATTTTTTTATGTTAGGATGGCTATCACACATACGCATAAAAGCAAGTTCCCAACTACTTCTGTAGTATGGTTTCTTACCGCCAGCATACTTTTCCGTGTTTACTACTTCGTAAACACCCTGAGCAAATTTCTTCATGGTTGTATAAGGCCAGCGACCTTGCTTTTACTGTTTACTGTTGGTATTGCAACACCTACTCTACTTCCTATTGGTCGCAAAGTGTTTATAGCATCATATGCATCAACAGTTAAGTTAAGAGAATTTTCATTAACATCAAAGTATTCAAGTGGGTCTATATTACTTGCATCTGCTACTTCTAGTAAAACACTAGACATTGCTTTTGCAGCGGGTTTTTTAAAACCAAGTTTTTGTAACTTGCTTTCTAGCATACTAACTTTTGCAGGGTCAAATGTTTTGTTTGATTTGGCTGTTAGTGTTGCTAATAGTTCTGAACTAGCTTCCGGGAGTGGAAATTTTATAGTTGCAGACTCTAAGTAGGCCGTTAATGCGCCGTCAACAACATTGTATTTTGTAGCATTACCAAATGTATCGTATAATGATGAGCTCATGACCTGCTAGTTCCAATAGCCCTAAAAGATGAGGCGGCTTTTTTACCATCCATAATTGCTTGTTGAGCTCTTTCCCGGTTATCGTCTGGAGTACCTAAAAAGTCATTTTGTCTTGTATTCTTAGGGCCTTGACCACCTAAGCTATCAGCACCTTCTTGTGCCCATTGACCTATAAGATCAAGTAGGCCGCCTTGCGATAATTCAATGTTTTGTTCAAGTCTAGCTCTGTCCTGATCATCTAAAGCAAAGTTAAATTTACTATTAACTGTCATACTTTCTATTTCAAAATCAATGTCGAATGTTCTAAATCCAGAATCAGTATAGTCTAATGACTCTGGAGTAAATGAAGTAATTTGAGGTCTAAATAAAATATACTCAACACCTCTACCACCATGGTAATTAACTATTCTTATACTTTCGATAAAATGTGTTTCAGCATGTATATCCATACCTGCGTCGTTGCTAGTATATGTGTCTGCCATAAATGCACTAGGCTTAACTGTAGAGATAGCATTACTTTCCCATTGTTTTGGATCACCATCTCTTTCATTTCCGTCGCCGGTACCTGTTCTATTACGGGGATCGTTATATTGAAATGCAAAGTACTTCATGAACAATGTTAACCATTCGTTGCCAATAGTATCTACTACAGTAATACTACAAGGGCCGTAATCGACCCCTGTTTGTACTATTCTACGATGATTGTATTGTCTTTTAACTGCTGTTTGAAAAGTGATTTCAGGAATTTTAGCAGTTTGTACTAGTGTACTAATTTGTGTTCTAAAGACACCGGAATTATCCAAAACTTCTGCAATCTTTGGGTTAAAGTGAAATTCAACGAATCCTTGAAATTTCTGTCTAGGTGGCGTAACGTTAGGTTTGAACCTATCTGCATTACGCCAATTTCTAAAGAATATTGACATACTTTATTGTCCTAGATTAACCTAAGGTACTTGAAATAAGTCCTTCAGCTAAATCAGTAAACGGATTACCAGTTGTGCCTCTACCTGCTCCAGCATTATCACCTGCTTCATGTAGTGCGTTATCAAATCGTAAAGTTAAAGTAATAATCTGTGATTCTGCTGCTGAGTAATCATGATCACCATACGTTACGTTTTGAATAAAGCAACCTTCTAAGTTCCATACTTCAGTAGCCGATGCATTGTCAGTACCATCAAGTACTTCAATGTTAGTATCAAATTTGAAATCATTTGAAGCGGCTGCTGTAGTTTGCTGATAGTGGTTAACTTGTCGTTGTACTTGGTTACCAACAATTTTCGCAACACTACTTGTGATATCATCTCTAATGACAACATCAACTGTTTGCCATGTATGCTTACCTTGTAGATATACTTTACTGTTGAAACTATGTATTTCTACTTCGTCAACACTAACAGAAGGCCTAGTTACACTTTGGATGTTCTGGGTCATTGTAGTGGTATTTTGACTACCTGCAAACGGTGCAATAAAGTTTACACGGAATCTGTACTTTAACTTCGGCATCAATATGCCAGCTGCTGACTTGGATGAGTCTGTTAGCGGCACTCCGAATTTATCTTTTGTTACTGCCATTTTATATTCTCCTAAAATCTATAAATGTTTATATGCTAATATTTATCAAAAAGAACACAAAATAGTAAACTCGAGTTTTAATTTAGCCAAAAAAAAAGCACTCCGAAGAGTGCTTTTTAATTAGTTTAAGTATAAACTTACGCTGTTGAACCCAAAGTATTTTGAATTCTAATCGGAATGTATATAAACTCAACTGCTTTAACAGGCTGTATAGCGATGTCAATGTGCAATTCGTTTCTATCAATTCTTGCCGGTGTGTTATTTGAACCGTCACATACTGTAACATAATCAAATAATCCACGTTGTGTAATTAAACCACTTAGTAGTCTATCAACAACACTTTTTGCATTGTTTCTAGTAACACTGTCGTTTGGCTCAAATAAGAACGGCTTAACTGCATCGTCAAGTTGCTCTCTAAGATAGATAACTAATCTTGAAACATTAACTCTGTCCAACGCACTTGCTGATGGGTTAAGAGTTTTTTGTCCAAATACACTAATGCCTCTTCCTGGGAATGACGCAATTGGGTTTACCTTGTTTAAGTATAAACCGTCACGTTGTCCTTCATTTAAAGAAACTGGGACGTATTCGCCTTCTGCTGAGTCTAAGTATCCTACTGATGTAGCATTACTAACTAAACCACGTTGGAAACCAGCCGGTGCAAACCAAGGGAAAGCAACCTGGTCATTGTATGCAAATGTACGCAATGCCATGTGTGATGCTGGTACTAAAATATTTGTACCATCAGTGTTAGTTGTTAATGCATGAGGATAGTAAACACCTGCCTGAGCACTTGAACTTACAAGACCGTTTTCACCGTTTTCTACTGCTGTATTAGCATTGGTTGCCCAAGCTGCTGTGCTAGTATTATCGGCTTTTAGTCTAAGTGGAGCGTCAACGATTGCAAAGACTGTGTCTTTTCTGTCAACACTTAATGCTATCATTTCGTCAGTTAGTTCAGGATATCCTGGAACTGCCACTAAGTTGAAACGGTTTGTTTCGTTACGAATAGCATCGTTAGCAGTAATTGCTGCTTGTAATGATTTAGTAACTGCTTTACGTTGTGCTTTTCTTAACAATAAGCCTGTACCGTCTGCTGCGTTGCCTGAGAATGATACCCAAACATTAGCAGTAACAGAAGAACTTAATGCATAGTTAACACGCCATTCTTTAACATTACCACCCGAAGCTCTGTAGTTCCAGCCTAACATACCTTGTGGGTATAAAGCTGCACTTGGAGCATCAGCGTCTAATGAAGATGAAGACGATTGTCTAAAGTCATCAAACAATATACCATCTGGTGTGCTTTGATCAGCAAGATCAACTAGTACCCATTCAGTATCATACTTATAAAGTTTTAAGTTTTCAGTATCTGAGCTGTTTAACCAAACATCGCCAGTTGCTAAAGATGTAGTGCCGTCGCTTTGTACTGTTGGCTCTGTTGCTTTAGTTTGGAAATCAGTTGTTAAAGTTACCCATGTAGTTCCGTTATGTTCTAGCAAGTCAATATTGTTAGAACTAATATCAGCATCGTACCATAATGTAGCATTTGCTGTTACACCAACCGGTGCAGTTGCACTTGCAGTATGAGCTGCTAGGCTACGCTTAAAGTTACTTGTAGTAGCTGCTGCTAAGTTAAGATCACCTAACTGTACAGTAGTTGCTTCTGAACCTGCATTTAATTTAATGTCGTTACCTTTAGCGTTTACAAAAGTAATTACGCCAGCTTGGTTAGATACAACAATTTCAGTAGCATTAGTTGCTGCTGAAGCACTTGATAAAGCACTTTGAATGTCTGTTACAACATCGTCCATTGAGATATTACCACTTGTTGTACTTGTTACAAATACGTCAATTGGTGTTGCTGAACTATTGATCTGAATTTGGAAAGCTGCGTTAGATGCGTCTGCTTTAGTATCAGCAATTGCTGTATCAGAAACTGCCGCTGTACTTGTAAGTGTTAATGAACTTTCGCCGTTCCACTTATTTAATCTAAGTGTAGCAAATCTTCCAAAGGAATCATCGAATGCATCAAACCAAAACGCACCTGCTACTAATGAGCCTGCTGTTCTATGGTAATCATATGCTTCTTTTGATGTATTAAAAATTGGAGCATCTTGTGATACAAATTGTCCAGTTGAAGCATTGTATGTTTTAACTTGGATGTTTGCGCCACTGTTAGGTGCTGTTGATTGCATGAACACATCACCTGATGTTAAACCACCACCTGATTGTTTTTGTGTTGGAATACTTGTATGAGTTGCCCACTGGAAGTCTGCACTAGATTTAGCACTTGACCATGCAGATGAACCTACATTATACCAGTTACCACCAACTTTTTCAAACACTGGAATGAAGTCATTCTGTGTGCCATCTTGTTTTAATGTAACTGCTGCAAATTTGCCGTTAGTTAAGTAAGATGTCTTAGGTACTGCGTTAGCATATACGTCGTTTTTACCAGTAATTGATACTGCTTGAGTGACCCACTTGCTACCGTCATATTCTTTAACACCAAATGTAGAACTACCTGTGTCAACCCAAATACTATTGGCTGCTGGTTTTGCTGCAGGTGCTGTTGCACTTGCTTCTAATTGGGATAAGTTTACGTCTGCTCTTAGTACATATGCTCTGTTGGATAATCCTAAGAAACTATATGCTGCTGCTAGACCGTATTCGTTTGTTTCGTCTCCGTGAACTGGTGTTCCACCGCTTACTTTAAATGATGGGTTACCAAAATTTTGTAGTAATTCACGCTGACTAGTTATATTATATAACTTGTTTGCTGTTGCCTTTGTTGTATAAGCCGCAGTTGAAGTTCCATCTGGTGCTGTCTTATCTTGTGCTGTTGCAATCACGATAAGAGGAACAGTACCAGCACCTGCAGGTGCGTAGAAACTTTCGTCTGATACACTTATATTAACGCCTGGCGATACTAATGTTGCCATTTTGTTTTCTCCTAATATATTAAGATACGATTGATCGTATGCACTTATTTATCAGAAATTGCGTATTATAGGAGTTTATGTAAATTGAAAGGTATTAGGGGATATTATACTAGTTTAAGTGTTTGTTTGAATTCGCCTGTGGACCAGTCTCGAATGTCTTCTACTTGTTTTGCTAGGTCTTCAATTGTGCCGTTGTTTGTGATAATGTAATCTACTGGATGACCTGCCCAGTTCCATTCGCTTTCGTGTACATCTGCGTATTTGGTTTTCATTATCTTGTGGCTAACTGCATTAGTGTGTGCTGTTTTTGCTGTTTCAAACCATTCAGGTAACTCTCCGCGTTGTACCCAAATAACAACTCCACCCATTTCTTTGATAAGATCTAATTCGTTTTTAAATCTTGCATCACTAATTACAGTACAAGGTGTATCTACATGTTGCTTTCTTATGCGATATTCTAAACTGTGTAACCAAATGTTAGGATCAAAGTGTGTGCGGAGTACATCTGTGCCTATTAGTTGCAAGGCTAATCGAGGAGTGAAGTTTGGGATACCTAGTTTGCGACCCCAGTATAGATCTGCTGTTTCACGGAAGTCTCTACTTTCAATAGTATCACCTTCCATTAATTCTCTTTGCCAACCAAATATAGATGCTGATAAGTCTTTTAACGGGGCTGCAAAACTATCTTCTACACAACCACGTTCTACAAACATGTTTGCTACTGTGCCTTTGCCTGACCCTATTAGTCCAACTAATCCAATTATCATATGTTAACCTATTACAAATCCTAGTGGGTCACTTCCTTCTTCCATCATGTGAACCGCTTCATTTAATTTCTCAAGTTCTGCTTGAGCTTCTGATTTAAGTGCGTCACCGTTGAGTGTAATTGAACCACCTGCGCCTGGTAAGCCCGAAGTATACTTGCTTCTTGCTTCACCTAGCATAAACTTAGATTGTGCTAGTGAGTATGCACTTAACCAATCACTTGCATAGACATCTTTTAACAGTATCATTTCTGGTACAAAGTTATATACGCCTACTGCTACTTCTTCATTGTGTCTAACATTTCTTAAAATCTGTAATACTTTACTATTGCGATTCCAAATAAAGTTATATTCGCTTCCAAATATACGACCTACAGTTTCTTTGTACTGTGAGAACGCATCGTAAACTGCTAGTCCACCTATTTGTCCTGCCTGCATCATATACATGTTGTTGAATGCAACATCAAACGGGTCAAAGTTTACACCACCGCTGTTAGTTCCTATGCCTCTACGGTAAAGTCTTCTAACTTCCATTACTTCGTCGGGCAATGTATATTCAGTTACATTTTCTTGTGTAGTAATAAAGATCATACTTTCTTCTACCGCATTAGAACTAAGTTGTCTATACTTAGCAAATGCTTTGTTGATAGCAACATCGTAATGTTCTCTATCAAGTTCTACATCAACAATACCATCTGCTAAACGCAGTTTGATTTCGCTAATGAGCTCTTCTCTGTTGCTGTAACCTATTTTATTAATCGCCATAATACTATTTATCTACTAAAAGGCTTTTAATATGATAGTCGTGTCATTAAAACGCCCATTCATTTTAGTATCCGTTGTCGTAAGGTCCTTAAACGCCTTACTAAACTTAGTCCTGGCATTTCCTGTCCAATTTTTAATTTGTTCTGCTGGTTTACGCAATGTTTTCTGTACACTCTTAGTAGGATGGAAGTCTTGTAATGTTGTACCTTTAACTGCCATGCCACTTTTTAAATCATCTACTACATACATGCCTACTTTACGAGTCTTTGTGTTGTATACCCAAATTTCAGTTGCATCAATTACTTCTGTAGGATTAATACTTGCTATTCCTAGTGTGCTGTCATTGATTTGAAACTTTAGTTTGTCTACAAGTTTTTCTTTACTTACTTGCTTAGGCTTACGAGTCTTTCTGTTTGCTTTACCTGTTAAGATAAATGCATCACAAGCGGCATTAATTTTTTCATATATTGCTACAAAGTCCTTACGCATTTTCTTATCCATAAAACCGTATGCTTCTTTGATATCTTCATCTTTCCATTCTTGCACTTCTAATGCTTCTGCATACTGATATGTAAAATCATCTTTGATAATCTTAGCATGGTTGGGCTTTACAACACCGCCACCGTACACTTTCATTTCTGTAAACGGATCAAACTTTTTGAGATCAAAATTACCTGCGGTTAACTCGTCTACATAGCCTTCCCAATTGCCAAGTAAGCCTTCTACTTGCTCACGCATTCGTTGTTGAATGCTAACTTTGGGTTTGGTATCTTTTGCCTTCTCTTCTTTTTCTTCTATGATGTTTTCGGCTTTGTGTTCCAGTGCAGGAATCTTGCTTAACAAATATTCCTTAACATCGTCTGCCATGTAGCCATTTGTCTTGTGCCAGATGTAAGTGTGTTTAGCAAAAGAACTAAACCATACATCAGGTACCTTTCTTAATTTTTTAATTAGCTCAGGGTCTAAACCGCTGTCTTTTTCTAACCAAGTAAAGATCGTAGACGCACATTTCTTATCTGCTACTTCGTAATGCACAAAGTATTCAAAGTTGCGTACTAGTTTTGTTCGCTCTTCATCTGTTTTAAGTGTATGTATTGTCTGCCACTTAGGTTCGGGCATTAAATATATATCTTTTTGCTTTCTTCTTGCCATTAGTCACTCTCAATTTCGTAAGGATTATTATATACTTCTTTAACCAATGCTGGCCATTGATTAAATCCAACTATGCTATTTTTATCTTTTAACGCATTTTTATCCTTTAGAAATTGAACAATACTAATAATCCCACCAAATTTCCCTGCTTTTTCACCTGCACGAAATGAGAAATAACTGTTGAGTATTACAAATACTCCAAAAATTATAATTGTAGGTAGGTCCATATGTTGTTCTCCACTAATAAAAACGCTATTTTAGCATTATATATCATTGTTGTCAAGAACTACTTATGATTGAGTGGTATAAATAGGTTCGTTTGCCAGTTTCGACGGCGGCCAAAGAATAGCCAATCCATATGTTCGTCTGCTGTTTTTGGGAAATCATTGTAGCGATCTTTAACTGTTACCGCTAAACAGTCAAGTATGTTTGATTCTAATTCAATGTGTTTAGGTTCATGCATGTAGTGGCCAAATTGTTTAGGCATAACGTTTGCTAACTTATCATAATCTCGTAATACTTCAGATGGTACTGTAGCATACAGCTCAGCAAATTGTAGAACTAGATCAACCATAGTAGGTATATAGTTGTTTGACTGCACAATAGGCATAAAACTGTTAATACCTTTCCATCCACCTTTAATAGTGTAGCCGCCAATTGTGTACAAATTGTATCCTGTTTCTTTCCACAGCATGTATGCTTCTTTATGTTGTTCAAACCATGTGTTAACAACTGGATCTGATTGTACAAATCTCATTAGGTCAGAATAAAACCTGCTGTATTTTATATCATAGTACCTGTATAAGTAGTCTGCAATGAGTGTGCTTATCCCGTAACTGTGCATTCCTACTACAAACCAAGAATACTTACTTAGGTCGTACATTTCTTTTTCTGTTAATGTGCTAGAACTACTAATGATGTTAATTGATTCTGCTGTTCCGTTGTTTATCTCTTGCTGTACATCGCTAGTAGTTTCATAAAAATAGTCATATGCTCTAAATGTTTCTATTCCATATGTTTCTTTGTCTTCTACATTCATAGGAGCATTTTCGATCAATTGCAAATAAAAGATATCCATATTGATAACATTGTTTTCAAACATTGTGTCAATAACAGCCATCCATGAATTGTATGTTTCGCCTGGCATGCCCATAATGAGTTCTGTCATAATTGGCAAATTATATTCTTTTGCTTTTTGTGTAACTAATGCAACACTGTTAATCTTCATGTTATCACGTTTAACATTTTTTAATACTTCAGGTGTTGTTGATTGGAAACTTGCTGCTGGTGCGTTTTGAATATTAGCATCTAATAACTTTCTACCAATCTGATAAACTGCATCTATATTGTTTTTTGCGTAACTAGCACTAAGAACTGTTGGGTTGCCTGTTCTTTTATTTGCTTCTATCATGAAGTCTGCTATTTCTAAATCTCGTTTGAACGCACCAAAGTTACTTGCAGTAAAACTAAAATAATGCATCTTGTTATCAGCACACCAATTAATCTCATCATGTATTCGTTGCATATGAAACTTATGCATTTTACTTGCTGTTGCACTACCCCAGTCACAGTAAGTACACTTGAATGGACAACCTCTGTCCGTTTCTATTGTAGGCACCCATTCTATATCAGGGTTTGCTTCTATTAAACTATCAAATACTCCTGTTAAATACGGACTCGGTAAGTTGTCTAGTTCTTTTATTCTTTCGAACTGTAATGTTTTAGGCAAGTCCTCGTCTGCAATAATATTTCGCATAACTGCAAGTGCCGCTTGTTCCCCTTCGTTAATTGCTATAGAGTCTATGTATGGATGATCGTTAAAAAAGTTTTTATCTCGCCATGGTATTTCAGGGCCGCCGGCTACAATGATAATATCTGGATTAAGTTTTTTGAGAGTTTTTAATAATTTGTAGCAGTAATTAATATTCCACATATACATACTGCAAAACACTACGTCACATTCAATGAGTTGCTCAACTGCATCACCTATTAACGGTCTTTGAAATATCCAACTGTGTATTTTAAAGTTATCTTGTATATCCTTATATTGATATACATAACTCCATAGACAGCCTAACGTATAAGGCAAGTACCAACTGTTTAAATGTTTTGGACCTGTCAGAAAATTTGGCTGTACTAATCCTACGGTTTTCATTGCTTAATTTTTTTATACCAATACTCTACAGTTTGTTGTATACCTGCATCTAGTGTCCAGTCCGGCTTCCATCCGAGCATTTTTGTTAGTTTACGATGACTACTATTCAGTAAATAAATCTCACCTGGGCGTTCTGGTTTCTGATCCCATAAGATATTACCGTCCCATCCTAAGTGATATGCAATCAACTGTGCATAGTCTTTAATTTTAATTGCGTTATCTGGTCCTAAACAAAATATTTCGCCAGCTGCTTTATCAGGATTTTCTATGATGGTTCTCCATGCACTAAGTAAATCTTCAATATATATAAAATTTCTATAAGGTTCTGCATAGCCTAATGATATTTGATGTGGGTTTTTAATCATTTGAGTAATAATTTGCTCTGTTACAAAAAAATCATTGTCTTTTCTGCCGTAACAATTTGTTTGTCTAATAGCAGTAAAAGGCAATCCGTAACTTCTATGTGCATACTCTAAGTATTTTTCACATGCATACTTAGCAACGGCATATGGTGCATTAGGATTAGGCTGAGTGTCTTCGTCAAATGCTATAACATAGTTCTCTTTACCGTCTCTAATTAGATCACTAATTGGTTGCCAGCCGTATACTTCCATTGTACTAGCAAAAACAAAATTCTTTAAGTGTTTTAAGTCTCTACAACTTTCGATTAAGTTTACAGTTCC